AACTATTTTTTCTAAATTAGTTAAAAGTAATAACAATGCCATATAAATGAAAAACACAATTACAATAAATAAATTTAGAGCGGATTTCGTAGTTAAAGTGCTTTTAATAAAATCATTAAATTTGTTTTGATTTAAACCCTCTAATATTTCATTAATGGGGTTTATTATTAGTAAATAATACATTGCTTGTTCTTTGCTTAACGCTTTCATACTATTAATGTGTTTAATGTTATTACTTGTTCTTATTATTTGACGTTGCAAAAGTATATACATTTTACAATACTTGCAAGTTTTTAATGTTAAAGATTTGTTAAATGTAAAGTTTAATGTATATACTTATAATAATACATTGTACTTTTGCGTCGTAATCAATTATTTATAATTAAAATGGCAAGAGAAAGAATAAAAGGCAAAGCCTTAAACATTAGAGTATCAGATAGTTTTATAACACTCCTCAAAGAATTAGCGGACAAAAAAGGAATGTCGCAAGCGAACCTTATTGAGTATCTCGTACGTAAGGAGGCGGATAGTATGCAGCTAAAAGAGCGGTTTCAGCAGGAGGATACAAAAGATGGTGATGAATAACTCTTTTTGTGTAGTAATGGAATTTATATAAAAAATCTACCGCCTCTAATTATAACATTAGGGGCGGTAGCAAAACCAATTGAAAAAAGAATAAATTATGACTGTTTGCAACGCTGAATAAGGTCGCTTTCTATTTTTTTGAAGATGTAATTATATCCTACATTTTTACTCAATATCGTATGTTGTTTGAGATAATAGGATATATTAGACAATGGTACTTGTAGATATTTGGCTATTTGGCACTGAGGGACGGTTGTGTCGTGTTTTCTTACTAATCCACAAAATAGCTTTTTGTTCTCAATGGTACTTAATGGCTGTCCAGTTATGGTTTCTACAGATTGATGTATTTCTTTTAATATCATAGTATTTTTGATTAGGGGTTATACATTATCTTCTTCCTTTAAAGCCCTCAATCTTTGGGGCAAAGTAATTGTGTAAGCTGATGAAATCTTCTATCACTTTTTGAAATTCCTCAAAGGTGTAGCATACAACGTATGTATGTCCCAGTTCAATGGCTTTCTTCTGAAATTCTTTTTGGTTATCTGTTTGGCGGTTACCTTTTACTTTCATCTCAATATAAATGCTTTTACCTTGGGGGAGGAGTACTACCAAGTCAGCAACTCCCGCCAATACGCCCTCTGCTTTGAGGCGTTGTGCTTCACGAACGTTGCGACTGCCACCATTAGGAACGGCGTAAATGATGAGGTGTGGGTATTGGTATCTGAACCAACGAACGCAGGCGGTTTGGAGTGTGCTTTCTTGGTGTTTCATAGTGGGTTATTTTGTTTCAAAAACTTCTCTTAATACTTCAGTAGGGTAGCTTTTCACAAATCCATATTTTGCATCGTATTCATTACCCATTGGTATATCTCTTTGTACGCATATTTTAGCAGCCTTTCTTCCTAACGCAATAGCTGTTTGTAAGGGTACTTTTTTGCCTATTATATTACTATACCCTGAAATGGTAAAATAATCTTCATTTTTAGTGGTGATTTTAGCTTCTATTTTGGTAAGGCGTTCATTTTGCAAGGCTATTTGTTGCGCTTGTAGTTGTTGTGCTTTCTCTAATGCTATCATTCCTTGTGCTTGAGCCATTAATATTTCGCCTGCTGTCATTGGCTTATTAGCTTCCTCAAAGCGTTCTAACCAAGCTACTACGTGCCTACGTACAAATTTGCTTTCTCTTAATAAGACTTGCTTTCCTTGTGCGATAGTGAGTTCAAACATAGGGTATTTTTGTTTGTTTTGATGGTGTGTATATTGGGTCTCCAATATTTTTTGGAGACCTATTTCTTCCTCAAACTCGTCTCTTATGATGTTTAAAAGAGTGTCGTGTCTTAAAGATGTATCCTTACCTTCTTCTTTTCTAAAAAGGTTGATTTGCTCTACAAGTTCAAGGCTTGTAATGGTTTTATTTGTAGTAATTCCTTGTTGTGTAGGTATTGATAATTCCATTTTTTTGTATTTCTTAGTTTAACGGTGCAAAGGTACGGAATGATTTAAATAATTCCTAATATTTTTTGTTGTAACTTTTTGTATATCAATATTTTGCAACGTTACTATTAACGTTGCGTTTTAACATTGCAAAACGGCAATCGCCTGACTATCACACTTTATAAAACGCAAAAAGACGAGCGTTTTGCCCGTCTTTGTTTGAAAATTATTTTGTTATATTTATAACTTTTCTATTTCGTACATTATAGGTAACCCTATTTCGATAGCGATGTAATGCTCAATACGTGCGCCCTTGCTGTCTTGCCAGCCTTGTAGCATATAGATAGCCTTGCATTGTAGCAGGTCGGCAATATCTTTAGCGATTTGCGCTTCCCAAGTGTCGTGCTCTGATAATCCGTTTTCTAAAGGGTTCACGGGTTCATAGCCTAATCTTTTCATTGCTTTGGCTACGGAGGCAAAGCGTTTGCGGGTTTCGCTGAGGCTTGTACCGCTAATCTTTCCTGATATGTAGACTTTCATTTTGTTCACTTTTATAGATTTCAATTAGTTTGTACACAAGTGCTTCTTGGGCTTGTTCGTAAGTATTATAGAGAAAAACATCCGTATCCTCGTCTAATATTTCGAATGAAAAACCTTTATTGTTCTTATCTCTATAACGATAGGATACAAGCCCTACAAGATTCTTTTTTCTAAACCAAGCAAAGACTTCTGTCCAAGTGGGAAGTGAGCAAGCGTAAGAATAGCGTTTACCTACTTCGAGGATATCTTTTCCCATTTCAGAATTTGTTCTTTGACTACATTCTGAGAGATCTGCATAATAGTAGCAATAATCATCACCCTCAAATGAGATGAATATCATTTCTTCGTCAAAAACTTCGTTGTAAGTAACCAAACAAGGTTCATTAAAACCTATTTTTTTGAGCTCTTTGGCGATGTCGATAGGAACAAGCCAAGTGGGGTATTCGTAATTTTTCATATATTTATCCTTTAAATAGGTACATTGACCAACTTATAGCAACCTCCTCATTGCGATTGTCCAATTCTTTGAATAAATTACCTATTTCTTTATCCTCACTAAGTTCAGGAGGAATTTGTAAATATATTTTTTTCATTATTTCATTATGAAAACCAGTGTGTTTCTCAATCTCTGAAAGGTGTGTTAGTGCCTCTTTTAGACACTTTAATAGTTCTTGTTTATTCATCTTGTTCATCTTTGATAAATTTTCTGTTAATAATTCTTCCAGTTCTGTTTTTGATTTCATTGTAGGCGATATTAAGGCAGCCTTCTAAGGTTGTTCCTTTGAGTAGTTTAGTAAAACCATTGAGATGTTTAACAAAGTAGATCATAGCATCATAAACAAAATCCAGATCGTTATTATACTTTGACTTATTACACTCAAATTTGAAAAGATCAATAAGCATACTATTTACTGAGAATGATTGTTTTAAACAAGTATCCTCTATAATTGGTCGTAGTGATAATCCATTTAGAAATACATTGTTAAAATTCTCATTCCTAAAATAACAGTAGTTAATGAGCGTTACCATTACATCGCCAATAGCGTCTTGGATGGCTGGCTTGTCATTGTCATAACACGCTTTGATAAGTTCTCCGACTTCCTCGTGGGTTTTGAGGAGTTCATCAAAAGGTGTTAGTTGCTCATAGATTTTTCTTTCTTTTGCCCACTGATGAATGAGTGGGACGAGTTCTTGGATTGTTTTCATTGTTTCTATTTAAATTTACAAAATTGTTGTAGTAGGTATTTGTTATTGTAAAATCTCTACTTTCTTCTAATATTTCTGAGATAGATTTTCCTGCTTTTTGTTTTTCTGTTATATCTTTTAATACAGATTCTTTGATTTTTTCTACCATTAAAGTATTTTCCATTGTCTAATCTTCTTCTTTATAGTTTAACAATTCGGGGTTTTCATATTGGTTTCCAATAACTTTTGCGCGTTGCAAACACGAACGCCAAGCCTCTTCGTGAAGATTGTAATACCCATTGATGTTGCCTACATTTTTGGCATCGATACGGCAGAATGCCATACATTCCTCTCGGTACACAATAAGGCTGTAACCCCCATAATCGTGGGCAAGAATGTCGCCCTAATAGATTTCAGTACCATTTTTGTCGTATTGCCCAGTAAATAGACTTATTGAGTCTTCATTTACTGCGTAATCATCAATAGCATACTCATCGTGAAGTTCGTAATAGTGTAAATAACCATATACAAAATCATTAAGAGCCATACTAAATCCTCTAAATTTGATTGTTTTCATTTTCTTTGTGATTTTAATGTTATTAGTCAATTTCTACTTCGTATTCCCAGTAGAGGGCATCATCCTCACTTATATTATCACTGAGCCAGTTAAAAGCTTCAGGAAATTTGTTTATTTCACTATCACAAATGGAAAATCCATAATCTGCCATTTGTTCTAATTGTTTGGCTACCTCTTCAGGTACTTCTACATCTGATAAACCTACAGTGTAGGTTACTTTTACGGTTAAATCTTTGATTGTTCTCATTTGTCGATATTTTTAGTGTTAATAATTTTTCCTAAGTATAGTACGAAGTACTTCTTATTGGATTCTGCGCCCCATTCGGGTTTGCCCGTTCCGAAGCGTATTGTTTTTAATTCTATGGTGATGCTTGGAGCATCACGAGCATAACCATTTCTAAAGACGACAGTATCGTACTCTTTTCCAATAAGGCGAAGGTTGTAATACGGTTTGATGTCGCGGTACTCTTCTGTTTTCTCGCCCGAGAGTATCATATCAAACCACTTTTTCTTTAAGGTTAAATGTAAGGTGCTCATTTGTTTTGCTTTTTTAATTCTTCTCTCATACCCATACAGTAGGAGCGGTAATTGATATTTGAGTTGTGAATTAGTCGGTAGTCGTACCATTGCAGTATTTTGTCTTTGGGCTTGTTATGCTTCATATCGTAGTATATATCCTCGATGTTAAAAAAGTAGTCCGATATGCACACAACGCCTATTTCAATATCGTAATTGCCAAATTCAAATTGTAGGTCTTGCTTGTGACAAAATTCCTTGATGAGGTTACGTGCAGCGTACTCAAATAACTCTACTGCTTCTTGTTCTTGTGATGATTGTTTTTTCATTGTTCTTTAGGTGTTAGTAATTCCGAAAGTTCTTTGCCTTGTGTAATGAGGTGATTGTAAAAGAATTTCAAAGTATCTTCTTTTTTAAACCTCCTTATTTTTCCGTCAGGGTCATTGGTGCTGTTTTGAAAATGTTCTATCAATGCCCTAATAGCACTATATTCCTGCTTATCTTTTGCCTTATTTTGCTCTTGTCGGAGTCGCTTTTCGGTTTCCGCTCGCATTAGTTGCTTGTCCTTTTCGGTAAGTGTAGCGAAGTAAGGTTGTAATATACCTCGCTGATAGAGTGTATCGTATACGGGTACAGACAACATAGGCAATTCTTTTATTTCCTTGTACTCCTCAAAATGCTCATTGAGCCAACGTAGCACGTTTTTTTCTTTTTCCTCTTCTGTCATCGTGTTTTGATTTTCTGGTAATTGTGAAATGTTAATGTTATGCGCTCGCTGAGTGTCTTGTAGCCATTGGCGATATTTCCCTAAAACCGTACAGACGTAAGACGAGTCAAAAAACTGATAAGGATTAGTTACTTCCCCAAAATCTCCCCTTCTATCCATCTGAAAGGCTTTGTATATCTCCTGAAAAGACAATCCTGCAAATTTATCAAAAACAGCATTCCATATCTCCTGCTTTTGCAAAGGGTCGATTTCTCCCTTAAGCCCTACAAGAGTAGCAATGTGTGCAAAGAGATAACCGAATGCTTCTTGTATTCTTACCTCCTTACGGTTGTAGTCTCTAAGTCGTAGATATTGGTGTCCTATTTTAGCTATCTCCAACGATGTGAGTTCCCCAGCCTTGACTATTGTTTCTAATATTTTCAAGGGTTTGTCTTCCTGCAAAATAAGGAGGTTTGCTGACTGTGGACTGTTGTCCGTACGACTCAGCGTTTGTAATGATGTTTCCATTTTCGTCTAAGAATATTTGATTGTTAGAGGTTTGATGAGGGGCTTGTGTGTTATGTAGCCAATCAGCCTCAAAACCTTTCCATTGCTTTTGAACTATGATACTCAGTACTGCGTTTATATCCTGATTTGTTTTTCGCACCTGCTCAATGAATGTTTTAAAGGCAAGTTTGCTGTTTATAGCTTTCTTTGCCTTGCGTATTTTTAGCCACTCATCTACAAGTTCTGGAGCGAACCCCTCATTTAGCATTGCCTTTCTGAAATTGAAAGGAGGGGGGGCGGGCGCAACTCGGGGGGAGGTTTCTTTTTCAGCGTTTAAATGCTGTTCTTTTTTTTCGCCCTCGCCAAAATTGACACACACGCTTTTCTGTTTCTCTTTTTCTAAAAGAGAAATATTATTTACTTTACTTTCTTTTCTTTTTATTTGTGGTGTTTTTGCAACATTAACTGAGGTTTTTGCAACATTAACTGAAGTTTCTGTTACAGAAACTAACAAAAAAGGTAAGCTATCGCTAAGGCTATTACGTTTCATAGCCTCAAAATATCGTCTTTGTATGCCCCTACTTGTAAGTACGTTATCCGAATTAAACAGCCCTTCATCAAAGAAGTTCCACCTAACTAAGCGTTGTACTATTTCAATAAGTAGGTCTTTGGTGATTGACGGCAATGTTTTTAGCATTTTCATCTGTAACATTTCCGACCACTCAATGAAATATCCGTTACGGTATATCGCAGTGAGGAGTTTTATTGCTACAATCTCACCTTTTATCCCAAATTCACCTGAGATAGCTTCTATTTTTTCATCGTTGAAAAAATCCACATCAAAAGGAAAGTAGTCAAGTCCTATTTTTTTAGGTCTCGCCATATCTTGATGTTTTTTATAAACACTTCCTTTCAAACGCTAAAAGAACCCTTTTCAGAACGCTAAAAGAACCCTACTAAGAAGTGTTTTTGTTGTTGATTACTATTCGTTTACTTGGTATATTTCATCTTTTATAAGAATGAAAATTGCTTTTGCTGTCGGTTTGAGTGTATCAGTGTTATCTTTACCTTCAAAGGCATATTCAAGTATTGCCATAAATACCTCAAATTGTATTTCTTTTGGGAGGCACTTTATAGCCTCATACCAACTCTTTTTAAAATTCAAATTTTCCATAGTGTAGGTATTAAAAAACTACCCTTGCCCTTAACTTGCTATTTGTACAATGGCACGCCAAATAATAACACTCGCCAAAGACAAGGGGAGACAAATGAATGAAATGTTAGAATAAGGTCGTTTGATTAAGATCGTCAATCATCCGTTGTAAGTTTCTTTGCATTTGGTTGTAATAAGAAGGCTTTAACTCTATCCCTATAAAGTTGCGTTTTAGTCTCAAACTCTCGTGCCCCTCGCTGCCTATACCTCCAAATGGACTTAATACGGTTTCGCCTTCATTGCTCCACAAGTGCAAACAACGCCTAATGGTTTCTAATTGTAACGGACAAATATGCTTTTCGTCCTTCTCATCACGTGCGCTGGTGTATTGCAAGGTATCGGAGTAGTTTATATCATACCATACCGGCTCTGCATACTTTTGCCATAAACTTACGGGGAGGTAATTCTCTTGTTTCTCATCAGTATCTTGGTGTGTGATTGGCACAAGATTATCACCTGCATTGCGAAAAACTAAGATGTAATCGGGTATCCCAGTGCGTGACATACTGCTGTCTTTTTTGATTGTTTTATGAAGCAATCCAATAGACTTGGTACGGGTCATTTCTACTACTGGGCTCTTCCAAATTGTTATTCTATCGTGGTAAATAAATCCCTCTTTTTGGAAGGACTGAATGAGCATTCCTGAAAAGTCTTTTAGACCTATATACCCATCTTTGCCTTTCATTGCAGGTAAATCCATACAATGTACAGCTACTAATCGTCCGCTTTTTACTACCCTTGCTAACTCTTTCACAAGGAATTGAAAATGTACAAAGAACTCTTCATAATCTTGGCAGTTACCCATATCACGAATATCATCTGAATAAACGTATAACTCAGCAAATGGAGGACTGAATATTGAGAAGTCTATACTATCAGTAGGGAGTTTGGCTACCTCCTCTACGCAATCGCCGTGTATGGCTCTGAATGTAGGTGTTTGCATATTTCTTGGTTTTTAATCATTAATTCTTGCATTTGTTTGAATTGTATTTCCTTTTCTCTTATAGAACTCATAACATTCTGCATTGTGTCGGTGGTGATGATATTCACCGTTACATCACCTTTTTTTCCAAAACGATGTGATCGTCTTACCGCTTGGTAAAATCCCTCAAAGGAGAAGTCTGGGCTCATAAAAGTTTGATGTAGGCAGTGCTGAAAATTTAGTCCGTATTTTGCTATTTGTGGTTTGGTAACCAATACCCTGAACTTCCCATCTACAAAGTCTAACAGCTTTTGCGCCTTATCCTCTGGTTCGTCTTTCCCTGACACTTCTACCGCTCCACGAATACCTGCTGTAACCTCCTTGCTTTCATCATTGAGTTTTACCCATACAATATGAGACTCGTTATCAGCATTAGCAATCTCAATAGCCTTGGCAATACGCTGATCTTTTGTACGCCTCAATTCTTTGTTGAAGTCAGTAGCTGATACAGCCATATCAGGAAATAATAAACCGTTGCTAAAATCGTTTTGTGTGATAATTTGGTGTTCCTTATAAATTACCTCTGATAAATCATACCCTTGCATTGGGTAACCTATATCAGCAGGGTTGGTAAGCATTATCGCCCAACTCGATACGAACTGGTAAAACTTTTCTACCGCGTGTCCTTTTAGTCGCCATTTGCTTGTGTGGTCTTGGTCATTGATAAAGTAGGTAGCGAGCATTCCTAACCTGCTTTGATAGCCCAAAAACTCTGAATGGTTTGCCAACTCCATAGGGTCGTTTGGCGAAGGGGTAGCCGTAAAAGCAAACTTGTAAGGGGTATTGTGGAAATACTCAAATAGTTGCTTTTTTATATGCCCTTCAAAGTTTTTCATTATCGAACTTTCATCGACGATCAGCCCTGCATACTCTTGTGGGTTGATATTGTGCAAATTCTCAAAGTTGGTGATCGTTACCTTGTCAAGGTCAAACCCAAACTTTTCTGCTTCTCTTTTGGTTTGTGCTACCACTACTAATGGAGCAATAATTAACACGGACTTATTAGTGTGCCTTACGATTTGGCTCGCTGTTTCAAGTTCCATTACTGTCTTACCTAAACCGCAATCAGCAAATACAGCGTGTTTGCCTTTCATAATGTTTTGAGCAACTATATGCTGCTGAAAGGGGAATAATTTAGGGTTCATCGGTAGTGGAGTAAATCCCTTATGCTCCTTTGCATTTTGCTTCTGCTGCAAAAATTTCTGATACTCATTCATTTTGATTTGAAATTAGAGATTTGATAAAGATTTATGCGCACTCAATCTCATCTCAAATCGGGTTGTTAATTTAGCCCCCGCTCACGGCTCGAACGTGAGTGCTTTCCAATCGGGGAACAAAATGGACAAAAATTACAACGTTTCTTATTTTACTTTAAAACTTGTTTATTCCTCATTATCAGGTTCAGGCAAATCAAGATTGAAATTATCCATACACATCTGCCTTACTTGTTGCTTAAACTCCTTCTCCCATTCGTAGGTGCTTAACTTGGTGCTACTCACTGGCACTCGTTGTATCTCACCAGTAGCAGGGTTAGGACGCTCCTCATAATTACACAAGGCTTTCAGTACATTATGCACCTCATTAGGAGGGTAAAATTCTCCCCAAGTATCATTGATAGCCTGCTGAATGATTGGTATCCAAACGCCCCAATAGAATGCATTTTGCTGTACGCTTCTTTTTTTGCTTCGCCTCTCAATGGTGATATTGATATTTGTATCTTCAAATGAGGCTATAGCGTTTTGTATAAGATTGCGATTTTGTACCAATTTGCCGTTCTTAACGTTGCTCGGAATGGTTATCTTTTTCATTGTTATTCATCAGCTTTTTCATTATAATTTACAAATTGCCACCCTTGCGACATAAGTAGCTTTATATTTTCCTTTGACAAATAATTATCATACTTTCTTGTATAACTATCACCATAACCTCCTCCTGTAAATGTATTTTGTTGTAGGTATGGTTTTATTTTATCAATTTTATCTGGTGTATTGCGCCATTCATTTGACCTTTTATCATCTGCCGAGTCTTGTTCTACATAATGAAATATAACATCGTTAGTGTAGTCATAATATACTACTTTGAGGAATATTGTATTTTTGTATCTTTCCTTATTGTACTCAACATATTCATTCGTACCTTCTCTATCTTTCAACTCGACATACACTTGTGAAATATAAGTACCTTTGTCATTTTGATATAGAACAAAATGTTTATCGTTTTCAACTATGAACTTCATCAATTCAGTCGTCTTAATACGTAGCTCATTAGCAAGATTACTAATGTATGGCTTCTTATTAAAAGCTACTTTGTATAACTCAAAGCACTCTTTTATATCTTTTAAATTTAAATTTTTCATTTTATCTTTGTTTTGAAAGCAAGGCAGGACTCGAACCTGCATTTAGTCGCAAACCAAAGCGAACGTACGACTCGAACGTATCCTAATCCCGCCAACCAGACGGAGCGTCTTCCAATTTCGCCACTTGCTTTTATTTTTCCTTAATATGGTACACCGTCCCCTTGTGCGGGTGCTTGTCCGTACTGGTTAAACATTTGCGCCTGCTGATATTGCGGTTGCCCTTGTTGTGGTGGGTACGCTTGTGCTTGTTGAGGCGGTGCGTAACCTTGGGGTGCTTGCTGGTACTGTTGTGTTTGTTGCGCTACATTCGTGGTTTGAATGAGTTCTATTTTCCAACCTAATACCGTATTGAAGTACTTAACCTCACCTTGCGGACTTGTCCATTCTCGACCTTGCAGGTTAAAGTGTATCTTAACTATTTGCCCTATTTGCAAGTTGTCCAACAAAGCACAATTGCCTTGTGTAAATTGAATGATAATATCTTGTGGATATTGCCCATCGGTGGTGATTACCAAATCACGCTTCTGAAAGCCGTTTTGCCCTACTGTTTCGGGGGCAAATATTACTTTAATTCGTCCTTGTATTTCCATAGATTTTTAATTTTCAACTATAAATCCGATTTCTTCAGCTAATTGTTCAACTTCATTTGATAAATGAATAACATCAGGGTCTTTTCTTATATCTTTCAAATTATCCAAACACTGATATTTTTCTTTCAGTTCAATTAACAATCCTTTTGTTATAAGAACCTTCTCTTTCGTTGCTTCAAGTGCTATTTTGATTACTTGTAAAGCACTCATTATTTTGTTTTTGTTTTCCATAGTTATAATAAAGGTTTTGCGATTTCTAATAATTCTTTCTGTTCTTCAAGGAATTTGTCTCTGATTTCTAGAGTTTTGAAAGTCATTACACGCGCAGAAAAATCTAAATCTATTGTATATAATTCGTTACCAAAATTTTTTATACAATATTTATACTCATCTCCATCTGTCCAATCAGGTTCCCACCCTTCATTATAATAGTCTCTAAGGAACAATAATTTTCTCAATGCTTCAGCAGCATCTGCTAATTCTTCTGAAGGATACCCTGAATAATTTTCATCGTAATAAGGAGAAGTATAAACTTCTTTTTTATTATCCCATACATCTTCAAAAGTTGGTACAAGTGCTTTTTGTTCAAAGCCTTTCATTTCTACAGAATAATCTGTAGTGGATAATGTGGGGACAGCACCTTCATTTTTAACAAAACAACCCTCAGTTGTGTACTGAACTTTTACATTGTTTTCAAATTCGACTTTAATAGGAAAGTCATATTTATAGTCAGTGAAGACTTCAATAACTTTACCCCTTTTCGGTGAGATTGTTTTATCCCAAACCTCCATTCCTACTTTAAATACTGTTTTCATTTGCTTGTTGTTTTTCAAGTTTTTCTAATAAAGCATCAGCGAATAACACCGCTTTACCTGCAACTATGTATATACTTTCATTACCCTTACTTAACATAGCTTTTGCGGCTTCTATCGCTATTTTTTCACGCTTGGTTATTCCTAAACAATGAGCGATATTTGAAGGGTATCTTTCCATAAGATATTCGTTTGCTATAACGACTTTATCTTCATCATCACCTTTGTCAGTTAACAAAGGTATAGCCACTATAGGTTGTTCTCCGTTTTTAATTTTCTTACTCATTTTATTTAAATTTTACTTATAAAAACTTCTACTTTTATGCAGTTCTAATACTTCACTGCTTTCTTTTCTGTTTTCCGCAATAAACGCGCTTGCTTGCTGTATGCTAAGGTGTGTATTGATATTGCCGTATGCGTGCGTATATTCACCCTTTGCGTGCGCTTCTTCTATCGCCTGCTGTATGTACTCTTCACAGTAATTATGCTCAATAGCGTAGAGGTCGTAACCTTTAGCAGTAATGCCCTCTAAGTGCGCTGTATCAGTAGCGTGGAATATCTTTTGTCCGTTATTGAGGAATATTCGCCAACCGAAATTTGGCACGTCGTGATACAGCTTCACTGGCGATATTTTGAACGCCCCATAATCGTATAACTTACCTACTTGCAATACATCAATATTGTTTAACCCCTCCAACCTCTCTAAGAGAAAGTCAGCACAAGCAATGCGTAATGTAGGTCGCTCGGCTTGTAATCGTTGTAAGGTTCGCAATTTCAAATGGTCGCCGTGCTGGTGTGTGAGGAGTACAATTTTCAAAGAACGTTTTACTGCTTCTAAGGCTTTGAGCGTAACGCCGCAATCTACCATTATTGCGTTGTCGTATATCACAGCGTTACCCTCGCTACCTGAACTAATTACTTGTGCTATTCCCATTTGTTATCTGTTAGGTTATATATACCTCGTGGGAAGTACTTCATTTCGGGACATTTATCATATTCAAAAGCCCATTTTAAACCGAAATGCTCAACCATTACATCTCTGGGGTTTTCGGCTGTTATTTTAATCACACAATCGTGGTCTAATGTTTGTCCATTAAAGCGATATACGTGTGATTGTCCTAATGTAAAGTAATGTGTTTTCATATACTATACTTGTTTAAAATCAACTTGCTTTGGGGAGGACGCGCCTGCTACTGGTTGCGTTATAGGTTGCACCGCTTCGGGTTCAGTAGGCTCGTTTTGCTCGATAACCTCTACATCTATCACCGTACGCCCTTGAGGATTATCAATGTAGTTGCCCTCATTGTCTGCTTGGTCTTTTTCTATCGCTTTTTGCATTTCTACTGAAAGCACTCCATAACGGTTGAGCAATAGTTTTAGTACCGTCTTTTTTGCCATTAAGTCAAACTCATCTTTCCAAAGACCTCTGTTTGTTTTTGCGTATGTTTTTGAGTATTTAGAAGCGTGTGCTTGCAATTGCTCAATGGTCATAAATAGCGATTGTTGAAAGCCATTGAGTAACTCAATGTAAGCAAGGTAACCGATAACTGCACCGCTTGGATTTTCGCCTAAGAAGTCGATATGCCCTGTTACCTTGTTTCGTTTAATCTCACCCTCACGAATTTCGCAAGTATTAATCGTTTTGTATTGCCCACTACGAATTGCTAACTGAACAAATCCCTTGTACCCCATTTGAAATTGAGGAATGGTACGGTTAGTTTGTCGGTCAAAGTAAGGTATCACATACGCATACCCTAAGTTCTTATTTAGTGGCAAATTCAATGCGGTTGCATTCATTGCGCATTTCATAAGGTCAGCAGGTTCGCATTGTGATAGTTCTTTATTGCTATCTGAAAGGGCTAATAAGTTTGATACAAATTCACTCTTTTTTGCACCTAAATTTTGCTCTAAGAATTTATCGGACTTGTTAAGAAAGTTCGCTAATGATTGTCTTTGTAATACTGGTGTTTCCATTGTGTTATACGTTATATTGAATTTTATTATTATCTAAGAATTGGCGTAATGTTCTAAGTTGAGCCCTTGTGCCTGTTACTGTGAAAGTGGATTGTACAACCTCATTTTCGTCTTCTTTTGTTGCTTGTGTAGCCTCTTGTGCTGGTTCAGGTTGCACTGGTGTTGTAGGTTGTACCTCATTCACTTGTGCGGGTGCTTGCAAAGGGGCTGTTTCTCTCGCCCTTGCTTCAGCGGCTAATCTCGCTTGCTCGGCTGCTACTCGTTGCGCCTCGATACGTGCTAATTCAGCTTCACGTTGTTGTTTGCGATATTTTGCATTGTTAATAGACCTCATTACATCAAGGGTTTGCTTGTACTCGGTTAGCATTTCAGCTTTAAACTCATCAGGTTCTTTTAGACTTTCAATAAGTTGGAGGCTTTTTGATACCTCGCCTACAAAGTTTGCAACCTCATTTTTAAACTTCTTATCACTATCACTAAGTGTAATATTCAGAGGCAAGCGTTCAAAGATGAGAAAGTCAATACCTTGTGCAGCGCAAAACTCAGTGAAGTAGTCTTTGATACGCCCCCGCTTGTCGTTTAATAAACGATTTTGCACCTCGTCTATTTTAGATTTTAGCGTACTATCTGCTTTGTCGTAATGTACTTTGATATGCTCTTTGTACGCATTTTCAAAGGCTTCATAAGGCGCATTTACCTGCTCTTTGATATACTTGCGCTGCGTTTCAAAATCATCAAGTTCTTTGCGTAACATCGTGCGGGTGTTTTTAGCACTCTTTAGCGTGTCTTCAGTTACTAACTGGTTGTCGATGTTCAGTTCAGCGATTTTTGCCTCAATTTGTTGCCCTACTGCTTTGATTTTCTCATAAACAATAATAGGGGCTTGTTTCAGTGTTATTAATTCTTCATTCATTTGGTTTATGTATTTTAGGTTATTACTTTTCTTAAAATAAAGTGCCGTGCGTTGTTATGATTTAGATATGTCCAGTTTTTAAAAGAATAACACGGCACTTTTCAATGTATAGATTAATTGGAGATTTTTCTAATCAGTTTGTTTATCTCATTGCGCTTTGTTCTCAACTCGTGCAAAAACTCACTACTGCTAATCTCTTGTACTTCATACTTGCTATCTTGGTACGAATTAGACATTAAGAAACTCAATGTATCAATACCCGTATTATCAACTCGCAAGGCTGTTAATGATGAGTTGTTAGTAAGTGGCAATTCTTCATAAACGCTAATACACCAACTAATATTCTCAAACTTCACTCGGTAGCATTTGCCTAATTCTAAGGTTGTGATTTGCTCTTTCATAGTCGTAAGATTTTAAAGGTTAAATAAACTGGTGATAGTCGTGTGATAAACTCTCATAGTAGCGGTTGCGCTCGTCAATTCTATACTCTTTTACAAGCCTTTCGTACTCAGCTTCAAGTTTATCTTGTACATCAGCCCATTGTTCATTGGTAAGGTCGTAGTATATGGTATGTTTGCCCACTGTTTTATAAACTTCAGCCTCAGCATTAAGTACACCCCTGTCATAACAACCCGATAAGTGCATAGTGTAGCAGCCGCAATTAGCTTTTAAATGCCACCAGCCCTCGTGGTCGTTATCTTTTTCAGGGCGCAAAGCCGCTTTTAGTTGTTCAAAAATAGCGGGGTTGATAAAGCAATCTTCATTCATAGTATGTTGAAGTAATAAGGGTGATACAAGACCTTGCAGTAATTTTTCAAAGTCTTTTTCAGCAGGCTTCTTATCGCCTAATGCGATGTTAAAAGCCTCTTGTTCAAAAGGGTCGCAATCGCTAAAACGCTTGCCCTCATAGGTTACATAGCCATTACATAGAAGAATTTGGCTATTTTGTTTGGTCATCTCATTCATTTGTTGTAATTTTGCCATTGTATTAAAAAATCTAATTAAGATTAATATTCAAAAGGCGGTGCTGGGATAGTGCCGCTTTTTTTGTTAGCTATTTTGTCGGTAGCGTTCGCATTCAGCGAAAAATTGCGCTTCATACTTTGATATATCTACCACTTTCTTTTCTCGTTTAGAAGACGGCTTGCTACCTTCCACAATAGCAAGCTCGTCATTAGTACGAATAATCTCATTTGCAAGAGTTCTTATTGCGCCTTCGAGACACAATTTTGTAGTCTCTAATTCTTTTACCTTACTCTTTAAGAGTCGTATTTGTTGTTGCTTGTTCATATCTCAAGGTTCTATACTTATTAAGTAGTATTTCTTTCTCTTTTTCGCTCTCAAACTCGAACAAATCATCTATATTGTCGGTTTTAGCGAACTTCTTTAAAGGGTTGTAATTTTCTATCTTCAGAAACATATAAGGTCGCATATACAACCAGTGTCCAATTGTTACCGGCGACTTTTTAACTTCTTTTGAAAAATCAGCCATCTGACTACTAATTAATTTACTTGCTTCGCTTGTTAATCTCATATTATTTATTACTTTTGCAACGTTAATAGTAACGTTTCATTTTGACAGTGCAAAGATACTACAAAAATTAGTATCAGCAAATTATTTACTAACTTTTTTAGTATTAAATTTGTTATATTTTTGTAATTGACTGATTAATAAAAAGTTGTGATGAAAGATTTTTTGAAGAAAAAATGATAATGTATGACAAAACAAGAATTAGAAACTATAAAAGATTACTTAAATGAACTTGTGAAGTTTGATTTTGATAAGTATATTACAGACCATTTTCCTAATACTGAATTAGGAAATGTAATGTTTCGTGAATGTAATGCAATTGAGTTTAAAAAACTATATAAGAGTATTATTAAACGTTTCGAAACTCTTATACATTCAGATATTGCGATAATGCTCCCTACACATTATAGCTGTAATGAATCTTTTTACGATATTGTCGAAGTAATAGAAGATTTGAATAACTATTTAAAAAGAGAAAATAATGAATCTATATTTGATGAAATAGAAAAAGTTTTTAATTATTACGTTCAATTTGGTAATTGGGATAAGAATTTGATTTATAAGCCGTCTTTCTCACAAGAAGATATAGATAACCTCGCAGGAGAAACACAACTTATACAAACAAAATTAAATCAGGAAAATGAGCAGTTAGAAGAATTGATAAATGTTTATTCAGAATTAAAAAAAGAGTTAGATAATAAGCTGTCGGAATCTAATGATTGTTATAAAATAATCAAGCAAAAGTCTAAAACTGCAACCGAAAATGACGCTACTATACGTTCTTATCTAGAATCATCACAAGCTAACAAAAATACTATAGAAACTTTAAAAACAAACATTACTAACTTAGAGCTAAAAATATCTGACAATATAGAGGATTACAGAAAACGATTTGAAGAAGTGATTACTCAAAATACAAGGTCTTTATCCTTGATTAAAGAAGCTGAAGAATTGCAAAGTGAAATTCTATCTCAAAGGGATACAGTTGAAAATTTAATAGGAGCGGCTGCAGATGGCTCATTAGGAACTCATTTTAAGGAAAGAAAAAATCAAATACAGATGAATGTTATTACTTTTATAGTCTTAGTAATAGCTTCCTTGTTATTTACTGCTGGATGGGTTTTGTTTGTTTTTAAAGATTTTGATAGCAATAGTTCCGACTGGGTTCATTTTGTTATTAATGTACTAAGAACACTACCAGCTTGGTTTTTAGTTTGGTGGTTGATAGATAGATATACAAAAGAACGTAAGCTGCAAGAAGAGTACGCTTTCAAATCAGCAATAGCAATGACTATGCGAGAGCATTCCAAGTTGTTAAAAAATACTGATAGTGGTGATATAGACAAACGAGACTCACAACAGATAATGCTACTTAAAGCTTTAGAAAACATTTATAGAAACCCAGACACAAGGCAGGATAAGGAAAAGGATAACCTAACCCCTAAGAATGTAGAGGGATTTTTGTCTAAACTAACAGAATTAATAAAGGAATTTAGGTTTAAAAATTAGCCTTTCAGTCTTACTTTATCACCATTTTTGATAAAGTTCATTTTCCTAATAATGGTATCGTGTTCTGATCTATTCAGTCCTACATAAACTTTGTTAATATTATTGCCTATTAAAATCTTTTTGTATAGCTCTATGTCATCAATATCCCATTCTTTAATTTCATCATAGATGTATTGAAGATGTAAGTCGTTACGGGATTGTGTCGCTATCCAAACACGAAGTTCAAAACGAGCTTGCTCTGATAATTTCATAACAACGAATGTTTAATTTTTAAAGTGCAAAGGTATGGAAAATAATTTAGATACTACAAAAAGTAGTATAAAAAAAATAGCTGATAGGCTTAAAAAAGCTATTCGGTACATAAAAGGAAGTACCGAGTACTCAAATCAAACACTTATTGCAGAGAAAATAGATTTTGGACGAACTAATCTATCTGCTGCATTAAATGGGGAAGAAAAATATCTAACAGAAGGATTAATTTCAAAAGTAACAAGCGCCTTTCCTGAAATAAATAAAGATTGGCTTCTTACTGGTAATGGTGAAATGCTTGTGCAAAATACTCCTGAAGAAGAAGAGGAAGAAGAAGATGAGTTAGTAACTTTTCTAAGGGTAGAGCGTAAAAACTATGATATTCCTCTTATTGACATTAGCGAAAAGACTGGTATCCCTCAAAAGCTGCTCAAAGACTTTCAATGGGGCGATGCCGAATTATCTGATGAGTTTAGAGATAGATTGTACTATTTTATTGAGGAAGTAAGGGAATATTTTGTTGATAATGCTATAGGAGAGGCTAAAGGCAAACCTACTGGGTATTATTATCCTGAAGTGAGTGCTTCGGCTGGTTTTGATATAGCTACATTTAATAATGAAGCTATGCGAATACCTATATATCTGCCCGAATTTGGCAAAGATATTATCTTTATTAATGTTTATGGCGATAGTATGTATCCTAAATACAAATCGGGTGATATGATAGGTGTAAAACCTACAGATTTTCAATACGTAGTCTTTGGACACCCTTACGTTGTAGTATTTGACAATGGAGACGTAAATATTAAATATGTATGCAAGGGATCTGACAATGACCACGTGAATTTAGTAAGTGAAAACCCACAATACGAACCTCGTGAATACCCTCTTAGTATAATCCGTTCCTTTTACACTGTAAAAGGGTGTGTGAATAGAGAAAGAATGTAGTCCCCAAAACTAAAACAATATGAAACTATCAAAATACGTGTGGGATTTATACAAACAATCCGAAAACGGCAAAAATACCATAGATTTCTTTGAATATTATAACGTTTTTTGGAATGATGTAAAGGTAATCAAAAAATATAACCCAAATTGCGGCAAATGGATTGAAAAAAGAGCCTATGAAAGCATAATGCAACAAATAGGCGACAGCTCACTGGATAGAAATCCTTGTTTTAATTTTAAAACGTTTGCAGAAGTAAGAAAGGAGTTTGAAACTTGCTTAGACGAAGGCTTTTATTTCATATTTGATAATAACGAAAAAGGCTATGTTATAGACCCTAAAGACTATAAGTATTTTCTGACCTTTCATATAGTAATATCCTTTTATTTCTATGCTATAGCCTATGATTATACATTCCCATACCTATTTACATACCGCTTTTTCGACCTCAATAAAATAGCAGATACTTTTTCTATAGAGCTACCCAAAATGCCTAAAAAGAGCGACTATCGCGCCCGCTGTATGTATTATATAGAGCTGTGCGAAGTCTTTTACAAATTCAGAATAGAAAACAATCTAACGCCTAACGAGCTGTGCGCATTCCTATACGACTTTGCCCCTAACTATATTGATAAAACACTCCCACCAATGCCCCAGCCCACTCAAGCGTGGTTTATAGGCGGATTAATCGCCGAAGAAGAACGTATAGAAGAAGAAAAATTTTGGCAAGCAAACCCCGAAACTAAACGAGGCGACATTTTAGTACATTACCAAACCTCACCCATTAGTGCTATTACACACATTTGGAGAGCCCAAACAGACGGAGTTATCGACCCATTTTTCTATTACTATGCTAATTCCTATATAGGAAACGAAATAGAAGTACCCCACATCACCCTAAAAGAATTAGAAGCCGATGAGTACTTCGCAAAACACCCATTAATACGCAAAAAGTTTCAAGGAGTAAACGGCTGGGCAATCTCAAATGACGATTACGCACGCTTTCTATACCTAATGCGAAACAAAGGCTTCGATACCACCAATCTGCCCACCCCACACGCTCCTGAACCACCGCAAGGAGTTGAATTACACAACGAGCGAGATGTAGAAGTGAAACTATTAGAGTATTATCTAAACCAAATCGGCTACACCGAGCATAAAAACTATATCCGACAACTACCCATAAGAGCAGGACGAGGAAGTAAAATATATCCCGATTACGCCCTACATAACAACAACAAAAAAGGATACGAAAAAACGAAAATACTCATAGAAGCAAAATACTATCTAAAAACCAATAAAGAAATAGAAGAAGCGTTCAAACAAGCCCGTTCCTATGCAAACCTATTAGAAAGCCAAACCATCATCATTTGCGATAAATACGGACTTATCATATACCAAAAGAAAGACGCTTTTGATAGATATAAGTACGAAAAAATATATTGGAACGACTTACAAAACCCTGATGTATATAATAAGTTAGTTGAAATACTAAAAGAGTAAAAATAGGAAAAATACACACACCGAACACTAAGCGAAGACCAAGTTTAACCAATAATATAGAAAAACAATATAGAAATATGGATTTATCAGAATTTGTAAGACAGACCATAAACAGTGTGGTTTCAGGAGTTGTTTTGTCTCAAGATGACCTTAAAAAAACGAATGTTATTATTAGCCACTTGACCTATAATTTGCCAACTCATCTTATCATTATAAGTCAAAATAAGAGCTGTTTCAAGCTCCTTAATGTAGGATTGTAATTCTTTTTCATTCATAATAACGTATGTTTTAGGATTATGCTGCAAAGGTAAATAAATTAATCTGAACTAACAATAATGCGATATTATATAATACTAAATCTAATCAGAAACACACGCCTAAAAACGGCAATATAGGCTATTAAAACGACAATCTAAATGCGTATACTTATTTGATACATAAATATTTACACGCAAATCTTCCGACAAGGTAGAAAATTGACAAAATAGCCAAAATTACAATTTTGAACTTTTATACATTGTTGATAATGAATGTATTACAAAATAAAGCCCACAACCAGCCCCGACTGTTAATCAGAGGGTCACTGGTTCAAGTCCAGTAGGGGGAGCAAGAAAAAAGCAATACTAAAAAGTATTGCTTTTTTTGTATCCTTTCTTTACTTTAATATTGGTTCAATATAACTTTGTGATTTCTTATTCTTTCTTAGTGTAGATTTTGTCTTGTAGAGGAATTGTTCCCTATATTTTAGGAGATAATAGCACCTCTCCTGTCTCTCCATCTATTTTATAAACATCGTATTCATATTCAGAAGTAGTGGGTATCGCAATTTGATAACATCTGTGATTGTTAAAAAATCCCCTACTAATATTGATATGAATAGCAGCTAACAAGTCAATTCCATATTCTTTTTTCATCTTTTTTATCAAATCATTCAATGAAAAGGAAAATCCCTCATCAGCATCTATTTTCTTTTGCAATTTCCCGTTGCTATCAAAATATTCCCAAATACCTACTTCCATTCTATGAAATTTCTCACCTCTTGATACTTGTCTCTTTTGTTTTGCATCATAAGTATACAGATAAGTATATGGATTTGTCGCATTGCTTAGCTCCACTTCAATAATTTTATCTCCCTTAGTGATTTTTACCTTATTATTCCCCTTTTTTAAAAATTTAGTATTGGGAATAGAAGAAAAAGAAGTATCCACTTCCCAATCCTTAAAAACCTTTTCGTCAAAGCGTTTCATATCGCGCAAATCAAACTCTTGAGCCTTACAGCCCAAACTAAGTAGCAATAATGTATATAGATAGAATGTTTTCATCTTGCATATATTTTTTAGATTACCAAAAGTATTAGATAAAATTTATCGTGGAAGGGGAGGTTTAGAAGCTTATTTTTTTCTTATCTTCTAATCGATATATATCATTCATATTATCATTAAAATCCTTTTCTGAAGATAACATTTTATCAAAAAGAATTTCACCATTATCAGCACTTATGGTTATATACCTAATTTCTTGTCCTCTTGTATTAGGCTTTGTAATACTAATAATATAAATAGGAACGCTTCTATTGTACCTATCTACATTTAAAAGCAATTTCATATCCAACAAATCAATATTAAATTTTTGATTTACTAATGTTATAATATCTTTTACACTTAATTTATAGGGTTCATCATAATCTACCTCTTTGATAAGTTTGCCCGTTTTGCTCCAATCTTTCCAAATACCTATTTGGCAATCATAGAAGAAATAAGATTGTAAAATTAAACGTTTGGTGCGGATATCATACTTATATTTTTTCTTATAAGGATTTGCAATGTTACTAACTTCTACTTGAATAAAACTATCCGTTTTGATAATCCTAACCCTTTCATCGCCTTTTTTTAAGAATCTATCCCAATCATACATTTGAACATATTGTGTATCCACTTCCCAATCCTTAAAAACCTTTTCATCAAAGCGTTTCATACTGCGCAAATCAAACTCTTGAGCCTTACAGCCCAAACTAAATAGCAATACTATGTATAGGTAAAATGTTTTCATTTTTTATTTAAAGAAGGATTGTATATCTCTTCTATAGATTTTTTAAATTCCTCTTTTGAATGTATTTCTTTTTCTAAAAGAATTTCACCATTATCAGCACTTATGGTAATATATTTGGCTTTTGTGTTTCTTGTATTGGGAAAAGGAATTCTAATGATATAAATAGCTTTTTCTTCATTATATCTATGAATAGTTATTTTCAAAGATTTATCTAACAAATCTAAATTCAACTTCTATTTACAAATTGTTATAAGTTCCTCAATAGAGACTTTATAAGGGGCATCCCAATTTTCTTCTTTAATAAGTTTCCCTTTTTCATTATAAGTATAAGTTTTCCCTATAGACATCCCATAGAAAAGAGTAGTTCCTTTTCTTAGGATACCTGTTTTTATATAATACTGAAATACTTGTTCATAAGGGGTATTGGTGTCGGATATCCTTACTTGTTTAAAATTTTCATCCATAATTATTTGAGCCCTCTTATCGCCTTTCTTCAAATAAGTAGTGGCAGGATTGCAATTCAATATAGAAGTATCCACTTCCCAATCCTTAAAAACCTTTTCGTCAAAGCGTTTCATATCGCGCAAATCAAACTCTTGAGCCTTA